CAGAAGGGGACGATCCGGCTCCTCACTGGGCATAAGGCCAAGGGCCTGGAGTTCGAAACCGTCTACCACCTCGACCCGTGGCTCTGCCGCGACAATGAGCAGGATCAGAACCTTCATTATGTGATCCAGACTCGAAGCATGAACAACCTCTACGAGATCAACTCCAAGGACATCCGGTGGTGATGCCCGGCTTCGCCTACAATGCCCTTGAAGCCATCACCCGCGAGAAGGGGGTTCGTCCAATCGACCTCCCTTATCTCTCCGGCCACACAAATAAAACTTGCCAACAAGCTATCTGCCTTCTCTACAAATACGAGTTGATTGAACGCCACGCAATGCATCACTATGCTACTGAGAAGGGTAAAATCGTGCTAGCTATTCGCAGGGGCAAAGACCGCCGACAGACTGTTCTTAGGAAATCGGCATGAGCCTCTCTAACTCCCGCCACGCCTACACCGACTGCTACGCCCTTCTCGACGCGGCCCTTGCCGACCCGCGTGGTATCCGTGCCGAGGTCCCTTCCCTCGCCAACGCCACTCGCCTCCGCCTCCGCATTCACCAAGCCCGCGCGATTGACCGCGCCGAGAACGCGAAGGTGTACCCTGAGGACCACCCACTCTACAACCGATCCCCGTACGATGGGCTGGTTTGTCGGATCGAAGACGGGGACCGAGTATGGGTCTACCTCGACAAGGTCCAAGTCGAAATCGGCGCTATCGAGGCGATCCCTGAGGGGCATCAATACCAAGCCGTCGAAGCACCGAAGGCTCTCCTTCGGATTGAGTATCAACCTGAGCCGGGAACGACGACAATATCCGATTCCAGTCGGGTCTGGCGTGGACCAACCTTGCAGATAAGGAGAAGGTGATGGAGCTACAAGAGGTTCCTTATAATTGTATGTTCGAAGAATTTCTTCGGAGAGTTACCAAGGATTACTATGAGAACAGAATCTCCTTAGAAGCCGCCTTGTTAAAGAACATGACCGCGATTAATCTTGAGATAACAAAGCGCGTGCAACAGCATAAAGTATCCAAGTCATGACCGCCCGTCTCACCCCCGATCTCATCCGCGCCCTCTTCGCCGAAGCCGCCTCGCTCGAGTTCGGCCTTCGCATCCCCATCGAGGCCATCCACCACGAACGCGCCCAGACCATGCTCGCGACCACCATGCCGGGCTCCGAGTCGATCATGGTTTGCTCCTTTCCGAAGGACAACGAGATGTGGTTGGTGAAGCGAACGGTGGAGGTGGTGATATGAAGGGGCCATTCACCAACTGTTACATTTGCGATTCAGTTGCGTTTCACGGAACGCTATCCATAATTGTATTTGCCGTGGGCACTATAATTAATTGGCGGTTAGGATTGGTTCTTTCTTTAGCAGGTCCTATAACAGGGCTTATAAACTATACAATAGACAGGAACTTCCGCTAATGCCCGCCCCTGCTGATGAACCCCTCACCCGCTGCAACCTCAACCTCTTCACCGCCGATAAGGAATGGCTCGAGAAGCGGTTTGGACGGGGCTGGACAGAGGCCGTGCGTAACCTCGTGCGGAAACACATCCGCGACCTAGACCAAGTACAGGAAGTAGACATGAAGATTATTGGAGGGTTCATACGTGAGTGAAGCGCCAAACACCGTTGACGCCCTGATGGACCTCGACCCTCTCTCCCTCACTACCGAGAACATCGACGCAATCATCGCGTATCACCGCAAGGCCCGCGCCTCCTCCACCGGCGGCAAGGCCCGCAAGGACACCGGCCCCAAGGTCGACATCTCCGAGGTCATGAAGGCCCTGGGCGGGGCGCCAGCGCCTGCCGCTGGCGTGGTGAGGCGGCGATGATCCGAAAAATAATACAGATAGAAGTTGTTACAGAAACAGTCTTCGGCATCACAACTGGTATACGTCAGTACGCATTATGCGATGATGGCAGCATATGGTATAGACTTGCCTTCCAGAAGGATAGTCATTGGCGTTTAGTTGATGACTATATACCAGGAACCGCACATGATTGACGAATCCCACCTCTCCCCCAAGACCGAAGTGATACCTTCGCCTTTCGTGCACGGGACCAACATCCGCTTTGCGTGGGACTCAACCATTCTCGGCACACTCAAGACCTGCCCCCGCATGTACCAATACCTCTACCTCGACTTCTGGGGCAATCCTGACGAGTCGGTCCATCTCCGTTTTGGTCAGGAGTACCACACTGCCCTACAAGACTACGACCTCTCCCGCGCCGCTGGCATCCACCACGACGACGCAGTGTTCGACGTAGTCAAGGCCCTACTCGAACGCACCGCCGACTACGCGCCCGATCCCGACACCAAAGCCGGGAAGTACAAGTCCCGCCAGATGCTCCTCCGCTGCGTGATCTGGTACCTCGACGAACACCGCGACGATCCGGCGAAGACTTACATCAAGGCCGATGGGAAGCCCGCTGTGGAACTCAGCTTCCGGTTCGAGCTTGATTGGGGGCCGAGCGCAAGTGAGATTGAACCTCCTCATGAGGGGCACCGCCAACCCTACCTCCTCTGCGGCCACCTCGACTCAGTCAAAGACCTCTCCGGCTCCCTCTTCGTCATGGACCACAAGACCTCCATGACCACCCTCGGCTCCTATTACTTCGATCAATGGTCCCCCTCGAACCAAATGACCCTCTACTCCATCGCTTCCAAGGTCATCCTCGACGCGCCCGTCAAGGGCGTCATCATCAACGCCGCCCAACTCATGCTTGACTTCGACAAGTCCGGCGAGTACGGCGCTCACTTCGTCCGCGGCATCACCTACCGCACCCCCGATCAACTCAACGAGTGGTTGGCCGATCTTCGGTTCTGGCTGGGGCAGGCAGAGGCTTACGCCGAGGCCGACTACTGGCCCCAAAACGACACCTCCTGTGACAAGTTCGGCGGGTGTCGGTTTCGGTCGATCTGCTCGAAGTCGCCACAGGTCCGCGAGCAGTTCTTGAAGAGTGATTACGTCCGGTTAGATGAAGCCTCCCGCTGGAACCCTCTTAAACCTAGGTAAGACAATGCAAGCACAAGAACATCCAGTAGCTACTTTTCTGTTCAGGGACACTGTGGTGGTAGTTACTCTATCAGGTACTATGTATCAATGGTATCGAGACTACAAAGGCGAATGGTGTTGGCGCCGTCTGTTTGGAGAAATCCCATATGACTGAGCTCGCTTCCACCCGCTACATCATCTACACCTACGTCGAGGAGGTCTTTGAACAAGACGGCCAACACTACGTCCACCTCCAGGGCTCACGCGAAAGCATCGCCCTTGGTACCGAACCCCTCTCCCTCCAAGCCGGTGATCGGGTTAAGATCACTTTTGAAAAGGTCACTATATGACTGAACTACAGGTTGAAGATATCGTATTGAAGTTCAGGCGCCCAGTGACCGTCGATCAGAATGGCTGTTGGAATTGGCTAGGCAGTATTAGTTCTCAGGGGTATGGCTTGTTCAACGGCAAGGTCGTGTACGGTATTGTATTCCGTATGGTGGGAAAGACCTGCGCTCTTGATCGAGTTATCTGCCATAGATGCGACAATAAGAAGTGCATCAACCCAAACCATCTGTACGAAGGAACCTACACGGAGAATATGTTGGATTCCCTCCGGGCAGGGCGTGGTATAGGTCCTGAAGTCTATCGTAAGATGGTGGAGTTAAAGGCTCAAGGATTCATTCAAGCAGATATAGCTCGGAAGCTTGGTGTTTCCAGAGGCACTGTCAGCTTGTTCTTCAAGGGACGCTTCACAGTACATAAGCCTGAGAACTTTACCTGCGATCAGCCTAAGAAGGAAGCCTAGATGCCCTCCCTTTCAAAGCATCAATCCAATGATTTTGTAAAGCTATTACTACTTGGAGACGCGAAAAGCGGTAAGACAGGTTCCTTAGTATCGCTAGTGGCTGACGGCTATAAAGTCAGGATTTTAGACTTCGACAACCTCCTCGACATCCTCGCGAAGCTGGTGGAGGAACAGTGCCCAGATAAGATCGACAACGTGGAGTTTCGGTCGCTGCGTGATGTGTCGAAGATGACAGCGAGCGGTCCTACGATCCAAAAGGCCACCGCCTTCATCGAGGGCACGAAGATGCTTGATCGGTGGAAGTACAAAACGGAGGAAGGTGATGAGATCGACCTTAGAGTACCTTCTGATTGGGGCCCTGATTGCATCTTGGTCATTGACAGCCTTTCTCGTCTCTGTGATGCTGCTTACGACTGGTGCATGTCGGTAATTCCCGGCGCAGGCACCGGTAAGTTCGATGGCCGCGCTGTCTACGGCAACGCCCAAGACGCCGTCGAATCCATGCTCGCCATGCTCACCTCCGACAGCTTCGCCACCAACCTCATCGTGATCGCCCACGGGACCTACCTCGATCTCCCCGACGGCACCCAGAAAATCTTTCCTCAAGGCGTTGGGCAGAAACTGTCACCTAAGATACCACAGTATTTTCCCAACTACGTTCGTTACACAAACAAAGGAGGCAAGCGGACCATCCAACTCCAATCCGACTCCCTGATCGACCTCGCCAATACCAACCCGAACGCGTTCGACGAAAAGTCCCTTCCAATCGAAACCGGACTGGCGACGTTCTTCAAGGCGTTACGCAAGGCACCTGCCGAGCAACCTAAAGCAAAGCTGAGGAAAGTCTAATGCCGATGTTCCGCAAGAAGCCCGTTGTGATTGAAGCAATTCAATTCAACGGCAACTTTGATGAGATCGAGAAATTCGTTGGTGGCGATGCCGAGTTTCGCGGAAGCGAACTGATCGTAGCCACCCTCGAAGGGCCGCTTCACGCGTCCCCGCTAGACTGGATTATCAAGGGGGTTAAGGGCGAGTTCTACCCTTGTAAGCCAGACATCTTCACCGCAACCTATGAACCAGCCTAACACAACCAACCAGGAAACCCACACACATGGCAAAACAAGCAGCAGCCCAGACCTTCGGCTCCATCCTCGATCGCGCCCCGGCCGATGTCGAGAAGCCGAAGCCCGCGCCGATCGGCTCCTACAAGACCACCATCGTCGGCCAGCCCCGCTTTGATAAGTCCTCAAAGAAGCAGACCGAGTTCGTGGAGTTCACCCACAAGCTGATCTCGGCCATGGACGATGTCGACGAAGACGAACTCAAGGCCTACCTCGGCGACCGCAAGATCACCGAAGTCACCATGAAGAACACCTACTACCTCACCGAGGCGTCGCTCTGGCGCCTGAAGGAGTTCCTCGAGCATTGCGGCGTCGACCTCGATTCGATGGACTCACTCCGTGAAGGCATCGAAGCAACCCCCGGCGCCGAGGTCGGTATCTTCGTGAACCACGAACCGGCGCAGGACGGCGAATCGTTCTTCGCGCGGATCAACAAGACGTTCGTCGCCGAGTAAGGCGCCAAGGCCCCGGGCAGGTAGTGCGTCCCGGGGCCGAAGCCTTTTGGAGGAATCGATGAAGCCAGTACAGATTGTAATCACCCGCAGCGGTGACAATGAATGGAAGGTCGCTGTGATGAGCGCGAAAGCGACCGAGCAGACCTTTACCTTAAAGAAAGACTTCGTTGCTAGCTCAGTCCGGCGTTTGATCGAGAACATGGACATTCTACCTAATGGCAAGCTCTAAGCCCATAGTCCTCCTTGGCGAAGCTTGGGGCAGCCATGAGCATAAGCTCGGCTATGGATTTGTCGGAGCGAGTGGTGTGGAGTTGCTGCGCCTGTTAGATGAAGCTGGCATCATCGACCTCACCGCCGAGGACCGCTTCTTCATCTCCAAGTTCTACAACCTCGGCGACCCCGCTTGCATCGACGCCGTTTGGCGCCTGCACCCCGAGGTCCACCGCGCCAACGTGTTCCCCTTCCACCCCTTCGCCAACGACATCCGGTCCCTCTGCGGGCCGAAGAACGAAGGCGTTCGCGGCTACCCAGCGTTGGTCCAAAGCAAATTCCTCCGCCGCGAATACATCCCCCACCTCGAGGCCCTCGCCGATGAAATCCTCGCCGTTGATCCGAACTTGGTTATCGCCCTGGGTAATACCCCTTTGTGGGCGCTCTGCGGTACCACGGGAATCAGTAAGGTTCGTGGGTCCACCCGGTTATCCACCCATACCGCTGTTGGATACAAGGTACTTCCAACGTACCACCCCGCTGCGGTCTTACGCCAATGGGAACTGCGCCCGATCACGGTGATGGACCTTGTGAAGGCCAAGCGCGAGGCGGGGTTTCCGGAGGTGCGAAGGCCTGCGTGTGAGATTTGGATTGAACCAACCTTGGAGGACTTAGATGAGTTTGCCCGAAGATACTTCAAACCCAATACCCAACTATCTGTTGACATTGAAACAAGCGGGAACCAAATCACATGCATTGGCTTCGCTCCCGGAAGTGGAACTGCGATTGTTATTCCATTCTTTGACACACGTCGAAAAGGTCGATCTTATTGGCACACTAGCCGAGACGAATGTCGAGCTTGGGAGTTTATTAGGTTTACTCTCACTAGACCTGATCTAAAGAAGACCTTCCAAAACGGCCTCTACGACATCGCCTTCCTCTGGCGAAGCGTAGGCATCCCCGTCTTCGGGGCGGCGGAAGACACCATGCTCCTACAACACGCACTTCAGCCCGAGGCCCTAAAAGGCCTCGGCTTCCTCGGCTCAGTTTATACCGATCACTCGGCATGGAAAGTGGAACACAAGAATAGTCAAACAATTAAGAGTGACGCATGACTTGTTCAATTGATGACTGTGCACGGCCTGTTAAATACAAAGGTATGTGTGGCTTACATTACAAGCGTTGGTGGCGGCATGGAAATGCTCTAACCACCTTCACTATAAAGGACCCTGTAAGTCATAAGAAGTGTGCCGTAGAGGATTGCAACAATCTTGTTGGATTAAGTGGGGCAAAGGGTTACTGTTCTGCTCACTACCAGCGTATTCGTGATTACGGGCGCACAGAAAGAATTATAGCGGCCAGAGGAGAAGGTACGACAGATTCAAATGGCTATCGATTACTTACTATTAATGGTGAACGTGTATTTGAACACCGTTATCTAGCTGCTAAGGCGCTGGGACGACCTTTACCTCCCGGTGTTATAGTACATCATACAGGTGCTAAAGATGATAACTATGGATTCTTCAAACTAGTTATTTGCCCTGATCAGGCTTATCACTTGCTTCTACACGCTCGTGCAAGGGAGCTTGGATATGAAGATTATCAATACCTCGACCGTTAAGCCTTCCGACCTCTCAAAGTGGGAAGCTGATCAGGTTTATAACGGGTTGGATTGCGTAATCACCGCGGAGGTTCTGGATGCTCTTCTACCTCAACTCGACGATCACACCGCCGCCACGTATGCATTTTCGAAGGCATTACAAGGCCCTGCTTTGGAGATGCGACTGCGGGGCGTACTGGTCGATCAGTCCCGTAAGGCCACCGTTATCGACGACTACTTCACCAAGATCGAACACCTCAACGCCAACCTCGAACGCATCGTCTTTGAAGGCGTCGGCCTCCCCCACTTCAACTGGCGGTCCCCGGCCGACCTCAAAGAACTCTTCTACAACCGCCTAGCCATCCCCGAGATCAAGCGCGGAGGCCGAGCCACCGTCAACCGCGACGCACTCGAGAAGATGGAACAGTACCTAATCGCTCGACAGATTGTGCGCCACATCACCACCATGCGCGATCTAGGCAAGAAAATCTCCGTTCTCAAAACAGCGATCGACC